CCACTAACACAGTTCTTGATTGCTGAAGGTATCCCAGCGGAGCCTGATGTAAATAAACCAGAAAGCACAACAGTCTTTAGCTTCCCTATGAAGTCACCTAAAGGTGCGGTGACACGTACTCAAATGACCGCTATTGAACAGCTTGAACTGTGGCTTACCTATCAACGACATTGGTGCGAACATAAGCCTAGCGTAACAATTTCAGTTAAGGAATCGGAATGGATGACCGTGGGTGCTTGGGTGTATAAACATTTCGATGAGGTGTCAGGTATTAGTTTCCTTCCTTTTGATGATCATGTTTATGCACAAGCACCTTATCAGGACATTGATTCTGCTGCATACAAAGATTGGTCAGCTAAGATGCCAAAGAATGTTAACTGGTCTAAGCTGAGTGACTTTGAAAAGGAAGACACTACATCAGGTGGACGTGAGTTGGCTTGTACTGCAGGTGTCTGTGAGGTAGTTGACTTGAATGCGGCATAAAAAAAAGCTTGACATTGTAATTCAAATGTCATATAATATACCTTTACAACCGAAGGTGTGTTATGTTTAGCAATAAGAAGCCAGTTATATACGTAGGATATGATGCTCGTGAGTACCAATCATATGAGGTTCTCAGAGAATCTATCCTACGTTATACAGATAAGTATGATATTATTCCTCTTGTACAAACCTCACTAAGACGTGCTGGCCTATACCGCCGTACAGTAAGACTTGATATTGCAAGCGGTGAGAAGGTTGCAAGAGTAGATGAATTTGATTGTCGTCCTTTTAGTACAGACTTTACCTTTACAAGGTTCTTAATACCTGCCATGAATCAGTATAGTGGGTGGGCTTTGTTTATGGATTCAGATATGTTTGTTCGGACTAACATCGAAGAGTTCTTTGATGAGTATACAAAGAACCATCAATATGCTATTCAGTGTGTACACCATAACTATAATCCGACAGCAACTGTAAAGATGGATAATCAAGTTCAACAGAACTATAACAGGAAGAACTGGTCTAGCTTTGTTCTTTGGAATTGTTCTCATAAGTCTAATCTTAATCTTACTGTTGACGATGCCAACTTAAAACCAGGTAGCTGGCTTCATGGCTTTGGTTGGTTACAAGACGATGAGATTGGTGCCATCAGTGAAGAATGGAACTGGTTAGATGGCTGGTCTCCTGAAGCTATGAATGCTAAGAACGTACACTTTACAACAGGCGGTCCTTGGTTTGAACCTGAATGGGAACCAAAGAGACAATCCGATATTGCCTATGCTGCAGAGTGGAAAGAATTAAAGAAGAAGACTTTTATATTAGGAGAAGATAATTAATGTATACTTTTGTTACATCGTTTAGTGAGAGTGGATACCATGAGTACGCCAAGAACATGCTGGAAAGCGTGGTTAGTAAATGGAATCCTAAAGAGTTTAAACTCGTGGCCTACTACCATGACTTTGATATTGAAAGTGTGTCTCCCCCTATGGCTGACAACATTGAGTATCGTAATCTTAATGACGTAGAAGAAATGCTTGAGTACCGTGAGCGTATGAAGTTTCATGATGGAACTGAAGGTGGTCAGATGAAATACAATTGGCGGCTTGATGCAATCAAGTGGTGTCATAAAGTATATGCAATGACTGATCTTGCCTTTGAAATTATGGAACAAGATGATCACGAGACTTGGATGATCTGGTTAGATGCAGATACGGTAACAACAAAACGGCTTGATGTAAAACAATTTAAAAAATGGTTGCCTGAAAAAGCAGACCTCGTACACTTAGGAAGAACAGATGCAGACTACAGCGAAACAAGTTTCATGGGCTTTAACTTGGGCATTCATAATACTTGCAGTCTCCTTGCTGACCTTAGAGGTGCTTACACTATTGGTGAGGTAGTTGCATATCGTGAGTGGCATGATGGGTTTATCTTTGAACGTCTGCTTAATATCTACAAAGCACATGGCATGGTAACTAACAATCTATCTGAAGGTGTCAAAGGTTTGGCAGCGTTTGCTCAGTCACCTTTGTCAGAATACTTTGATCATTTCAAAGGTAATTTAAAATCAAAGGTTAGTGACACAACCGTAGCACCTGACGTTAATGGACCTAAAAGATATAAGCAGTTGCTAGATCTTATTACTTTCTATAAGCCTAGTAATATTGTAGAGACTGGTACATGGAATGGTGGACGTGCTATTCAAATGGCAGTTGCAGCATTCAAACACACAGATAAAGTACATTACACTGGCTTTGATTTGTTTGAAGAAGCCACCCCAGAATTAGATCACATTGAATTGAACAGCAAACCACACAACTCTAAGAAAGCTGTAGAAGCTAGGTTAGAAGAGTTTTCACGTAAAATGAAACCAATGGGTAAAATCTTTACGTTCAAGCTACATAAAGGTGACACAAAGAAAACCCTAAAAGCTTGCAAGTCTATCAAGAAAGCAGACTTTGCATATATTGATGGTGGTCATTCATACGAAACAGTCAAGTCTGACTTTGAAAATCTAAAGCACGTACCTATTCTTGTGTTTGATGATTACTTTTCTAAAGATAAAGAAGGACGTATGCCAGACAACGATGGTGTTAACCAACTTATGAAAGAGATTACGGCATATGGTAAGGTTGTTCTACCTTCTTCTGATGCAGTCCTTGGTGGCGGTGTAACACACCTTTGCTTTGTAGCTATGAAGCAGGGTCTACCTAAGATACCAGATGAACTGACACGTGTTCCTATTGTTGTCACACCAAAAGATTCTCGTCCTAAAGAGGAGATCATTAATAATGTTCTTGAAAATAAGAAACTAATTAAAGATTTTGATTGGATTAAAACAAGTAAGATCAACAATGAAACCGCCATCATTGTCTCTGGTGGTACTAGCACAGATTGGTGGGAAGTTAAGGATCGTATTGCTAAGACAAATGGTAAAGTATTCTGTGTTAAGCATAGCTATCCAAAACTTTTGGAGCAAGGCATTCAACCGTTTGCTTGTGTGATCCTAGATCCACGTCCCATTACTGGCATGAGTACACATGGTGTAGTTCGTAAAGATTTGTTTAACAAAGTAGATGACAAAACAATTATGCTTGTGGCTTCTATGACTGATCCTTCAGTTACTAAACATCTTATCAAGAAGGGTGCTAATGTAAAAGGTTGGCAAGCCTACTCAGATGCCTTGCGTGATATGTCTGTTACAGATAAGATTGTAGTAGACAAGACAACAGGTATTGAAGAAGGCTCTACTCTTATCACTGGTGGTACTTGTGCAGCTATGCGTACCATTGCTATTGCACATACACTAGGATTTAGAAACTTTGAACTGTTTGGTTTTGATTGTTCTGTTGGTGAAATAACAGAGGAAATGAAAAAAGAAACAACAGATACAGAGAAGCAACGACCTAAGTATATGCAAGTAGAAACAGGTGGTGAAAAGTTCTGGACTACAGGTGAACTACTAGCTATGGCACAGGACTGCGAAAAACTATTTGATAATGAACAGATGGACATGGGAATTAATTTTCATGGTGAAGGTACTCTTGCCGCTGCAGTTTGGGAAGCATCTAAACGTGGTAAGGAAAAGTATTACACAGAGTTGCTAGATGTCGCTGCTTAATGATAAACAAGAACGGTTTTGTCAAGCCTATATCCTGCACAGAAATGCTACAAAGGCGGCAACAACTGCAGGATATAGTGAAACCTCTGCCCATAACCAGGGTCATAGGTTATTACAAGATGAACGAATCAAAGAACGGATTGACGAACTCACAAACGAGATCTCAACAGATGTTGATGTCATCTCAGAAATCGAAAAGCAATATGAGGTTGCTCGTAATGCGGGCAATGGTAACACTGCTCTCAAGGCTCTTGAACTTCTTGCAAGGGTACGAGGAAACAATGCGGATGAAGTCAGCACAGACGAAGAAACATTAGAGATGGAAATTGTTAATGCTATTAGAGTGATGGGTATGGAAAAATCGTTTCAGCTTTTTGAGTTAGCGTTTCCCGAAGAACTTACTAGCACTACGGACACCGAAGCTGGCAGCGACAATGACACCTAGTGTGTACTGATACCAGTCAGGCATAGTTGCCAACGCACCGAAGCCATCAGCTACAATTGTCCTGCCCCAGTCACCACAAAAACTAAGTATCAATGGTGCTGAGAAAATTAATGTAAGCCACTCATCTTTCCAAGAAGACGCAGAAGCATCAGCCATTTTAAGGTCCCAGTCTATTTCACCTGTGGCCTTCTTCTGCATGACAATAGCTTCAGCTTTGGCGTGGGCTACCTTTGCATCTGTCTTGGCCTTTGATGTTTCTACAGAACCTTTTAACCAAGTACCTGCTAATTCTGCAATAGGTCCTATTAGAAGGTTTAACATAAGATTCTCCTGTTATTTTTAATACTTGTTCAAACATTTTAAAATTCTCCACTTGCCATAGCGTCTGACAAAATTTTGGCTCTGCGTCCTACCTGCCTAGCCCATCTAGAATCTAACATTTCTCTTGATGCGGCTTCCCAATTTTGTTCGTGTATAGCATTCCACATAAGTTTAAACTTACATAGACGTGGAACTCCCATATTAAATGCCATGTCCATTAGTACAAGTTGACGTACACTGTCTAGATCTTCTACACATTTGTGTACACGACATAATTCATTCTCTACTATTGCAATGTCATTGAGGGCTAGATACCTTGCATCGGCTTCAGATATTCCATGTTCATAGACCACCTCCATACTAGGGATGTCAAGGTAATCTAGCTCCTCTTTACTGATACCACGGTCTTTTAAATTTCTACCTATGCCAATGGTATCAATTCCTAATGTATCCTTATAAACTGTAAGCACGAGACCTTCATGCTCTACAAGCTTATCTAAAAAATGTGAACGATTGTATTTCATTTTACCGTCCTTGATTCAGAAATCCTATGATTAGACGATCCAGGATTTTTACCTTCGTGGTTCATCCACACGGCGAATGCCCCTGTCATTGCACCAGTTACTACAGATACTAAACCAGCCTGTGCTGCAGTTGGATCTGGTAAGGTCATAAACCATTCGACTACTCGCCAACTCATTGTTGTCATGACAAGCATCATTAATCTTGGTAATAGTTTCCATTCTAAAATCTTCTCAGCAGCCATTAAAAATATCCACGCATTAAATCTTTTAGTGCATCATTGGATTGGTATCCTACCATACCACCTAAGTTAAAGTGTGCATCTGCAGCACCGCCCCCACCTATGGCACCACCGCTAGTAGAACCAGAAGACGATGAACCAGAAGCTTCGTCAGCTTCTTGAGCTTCAGCAGCAGCCATCTCACTTAAAGCATCCATTGCTTCAGATGACATACCACCACCACCACTCTGAGTAGGTGAAGTACCTGTAATTGCCTGCGATATTTGACTTGCAATTGGACTTAAATCCATAGTCATGTTTGCAATATCAGGACTGATTCCAGGGATATCTCCTAAACTTAAACCTTTATTACTCATGCCTGGTGGTGATCCTACAGAAGCTGTATTAGTAGCTAATCCTTTTGGACCACCTGTTGCTGTAGATGCTGTAGCTTGGTTAGCTTGTGAAATAGCCCCTGCAATACTAGGTGTACTAGATTGTTGATTAGCTACAGCATTCAGAGCATCAATCCCAGGATTACCTGTAGCGGTAATACCAGATGAATAACCTACAGGTGCCGCTAGATTACCCTTAGAAGCCAAAGACTGTTGTGCCGCTGCAGTAACAGCATCAAGAACATCTTGTTGTTGTTGTGGTGTTCCCTTTTGTGAATCATAAGCAATAGGCGCACCTTGATAGTCTTTTCTACCTGTAGCTATTGATGAGTTTGGTACACTAGGAGAGTGGGCAGTAATACCAGATGAATAAGGAGTAGGAGCAGCCATATTACCTTTATTCATAGCAATACTTTGGTCTAAAGGACTTTCAATACCTAACACAGATCCTGGAAGTGTGCCAGCAACGGCTGATTGAACAGAATCCAAAAATCCTAAATCTTGTTGTCGTGCCATACCATATGTATTTAACGCACCCAAAGTAGAAAGACCAACGCCAACTGCAGGGTTCATCCCAGCCATAGTTCCTAAAGTTCCTATAGTACTCAAGCCTTTTTGAGTTGCTGTAGGACTAGATGATTTTGATTGCTGTGAAGCAGGGTTAGCACCTTTGTTTACTCCACTTGCAATTGCATTATAACTTCCTTGATCTGCCATTTCATTAATCCTCTAGTATTTTTGTTCCGTTTAATGCGCTATAATAATTCATAATATTGTCATACGGTATAGGCGCACCAGAGTATGATTGCGCTCTTCCATAATTAGGAATACCTGCCCTAAATCTATTTGCTCTAACATCAGATAAAAACTTTAAAGTATCATCTGGTATTTTTTTAGAAGAATTTCTAAAGTTCAAACCCTTAATAACCTCTGGAACATAATCATCACCAAACAAATCTTCAAACGATTCATTTATAGATTTTAATTCTTGGTATCCAGCAAGCCGTTGCCTTTGAGACTTATCATATGCATCATATATTTCTCTAGGTGTCACATTAATATTATCTAAACTATCAGTAAATATTTTATCCGACTGTCTGATTTTATTTATAGAAGGATTCAAAGCTGATTGAAGTCTAGCCGTTAAATCTAATCGTTGGTTACGTAAACCAAAGAATGCAGGTATACCTACGTCACCACCAAAGGCTTGATCACTACCTGAAATTGTAAAGTCTCCTGGACCTACACCTTCTGGAAGATTTTTACCATCACCAAACTCACCAATCAAAGGTGATACAAACTTAGTACTGCCTGCCTTGCTTTGCTCATAGGCATATCTTTTCTTTAAAAAGTTT